GTGGTCACGCAGAATTTAAAACTTTATTAGCTGGTGGTTCAGATAGATTTCCTACATCTAAAAACGCTACACCTAATCAAGGTGGTATATTTTCAGACGCAACACTTAACATATTGACAAGTAAAAACAATCCTGTAACTGAAGTTAGATTTAACGATTGTTTTCCTATATCGTTATCTTCTTTACAATACAATCAACAAGCAACTGATACAGATTACTTAACGGCAACTGTAACCTTTGAATATAAACTATACGATTTTGCGTCTTCAAACGCAAGTAGAACAACAATAACAACCTCATAAACATTGACTTTTTAGTCGGTTTATGTTATTATGGATATATTATGGATTTAGAACAACTACAAGAATTGGCTGATAAGAAGCTAAAAATAAATGATACTGAATTAGATTTAGAGTCATTAAAAACACCTCAACTACATAACGAATTTATGAAACACTTAACAAAGTTTAAGTTGTTATTGACTCGTGCTGAAGATGAATTTAAATTAATCAAAAGACAAAAGTGGGAATACTATACAGGTAAAGCTGATCCTGCTGTCTATCAATTGAAACCTTTTAACTTAAAAATTATGAGGTCAGATGTTGACAAATACATTGAAGCAGACGAAGAATATACAAAAGCATATCAAAAAGTTAAATACTTGGAAGTTACAGTAGATTTTTTAGATAGAACAATCAGACAAATATCTAATAGAACATTTACTATTAAAAACGCTATTGACTGGAGAAAGTTTACTAGTGGCGCTATTTAATAATGACAACTACAAGATACCTCATCATAGATAAAAAGAACGAAGTCTATTTAAAGATAGAAGCAGACGCTGATATTCGTAGAGAATTAGGCGAATACTTTACCTTTGAAGTACCTGGATTTAAGTTTATGCCTCAATATCGTAATAGAGTTTGGGATGGTAAAATTAGATTATTCAGTTATGCAACTGGTCAAATATATGCAGGACTATATCCTTATATTGTTGACTGGTGTAATAAAAATGATATACAGATAGTTGACGGAACAAAGATAGCAGATGTTACGGTTAATGAGGAAGACGTAACGAGATTTCTTAAAGCATTAAAGATACCTAAAATAGAAATAAGAGATTATCAAAGAGAAGCATTTGTACACTCTATAACAAAGAGTAGATGTTTATTACTATCGCCTACTGCCTCTGGTAAGTCGTTGATAGTATATCTAATATTAATATACAATCTATTAAGATTAAAAGAGAAAAAACAAGACAAGATATTAATTATAGTCCCCACAACATCTTTAGTAGAACAATTATACAAGGACTTTAAAGATTATGGTTATAATAGTGATCGTAATGTACATAGAATATATCAAGGACACGATAAGGATACTAATAAAAGAGTAGTAATATCTACTTGGCAATCAATATATAATCAACCAAAGAAATGGTTTAAACAGTTTGGTATGGTTGTTGGAGATGAGGCACACTTGTTTAAAGCAGTTTCATTAACAAAGATAATGACAAAACTGGAAGATTGTAAGTATAGAGTAGGACTTACTGGTACTTTAGATGGCACCAAAACACACAAGTTAGTATTAGAAGGACTGTTTGGTACAGTAAATAAAGTAGTATCTACAAGTGAACTACAAGAAAAGAAACAACTTGCTAATCTAAAAATTTTCTGTTTAATTTTGCAACACGATAAACAAGTTAGAGAAGATATGTTTGGTAAAACATACCAAGAAGAAATGGATTACTTGGTAAAAAATGAAAAGAGAAACAAGTATATTCGTAATTTAGTTACAGGACTACAAGGTAATAGTTTAGTGTTATTTCAGTACGTAGAAAAACACGGTATGGAATTAAAAAAACTTATAGAAGAAAAATCAGACAAACAAGTATTCTTTGTTTATGGTGGTGTGGCAGCTGAAGAAAGAGAAAAGATTAGATTTATAACAGAAAAATCTGAAGGCGCTATTATAGTTGCTAGTTATGGTACTTTCTCTACTGGTATCAATATTAGAAACTTACATAACATAGTATTTGCAAGTCCTAGTAAGAGTAGAATAAGAAACTTACAATCAATTGGTAGAGGTTTAAGATTAAAAGATAACGATTCGGATGCTACTTTGTATGATATAGCGGATGATTTAACGCACAATGAAAAAGAAAATTATACTCTTTCACACTTTAGAGAAAGGATAAATATTTACAACGAAGAGGATTTTGAATACGAAATCCATAATGTGGAGTTAAAATAAATGAATACAAACCAAACATTAAATGGCGTTAAAATAATCAAACTAGTCAATGGCGAAGATGTCGTAACTGTTCTTCCAACAGGTAAGAATCAATTACCAGATAACTCTCAACTAGTAAGATTAGAAAAACCTCTTTTAATTAAGTATGTTCCTCAAATGACATTGACAGGTTTTAAAGATTATATCGCATTAATAAAGTGGTGTTCTTATACTCCAGATAAAGTAATTACTATTCCTAAAAATAAAATAATGACAATAACAAATGCGTCTAATGAAATGATTACTAGTTATACTACAATTGCTCAAAACTATGACAAGCAACCAGTACCAGTAAAACAAGAAAATTATAGACAACAGAAATTTTCGGACGCTGAAAATGAAAAGTTACGTGAGATATTTGATGATTTTGATGATGATGAAGGCAACACAACTATACACTAATTTATATATTATATTATATACTCTAGCTATATTCCCTGGCAACCCGCTACACGCTCTATTATACACAGAATTTTCTAAAAGTCAATGCTTTAACGGAGCAAACTTATATAAAAAAATGAACCGAAATTTTCTTAAAACATTGACTTTTTAAGAGAAAGGTGTTATATTAAAAGAATGAGAAAAACTACAAAAAAAGAACATTATGTAAACAATAAAGAATTTTTAGCTGCAATGGTTGAATATACAAAGAATGTTAATAGGGCGAAAAGAAAAAAAGAATCGAAACCGCCTGTAACAGATTATATTGGTAGTTGTTTTTTGAAGATAGCGAATCACTTGTCTTACAGACCTAACTTTATTAATTATACATTTAGAGATGATATGATTAGTGATGGTATAGAGAACTGTTTACAATACCTAGATAACTTTAATCCAAAGAAATCAAACAATCCCTTTGCATACTTCACGCAAATTATATATTACGCCTTCATAAGAAGAATACAGAAAGAAAAGAAACAAGTAACTATTAAGAATAGACTTATAACAGAATCTAATTATGATGATATGACTTTGCAACCAGGCGAAGATAGAGAATTTAAAAACCAGTTTACAGAATTTCTTAAAAAGAATATGTCTGTTGATGAACAACAAAAAATTGCTGATGATTTAGCAAAGAAAAAGAAAAAGAGGAAGAAGAAAAAAAAGAGTAGTTTAGACTACTTTATGAGTTATGAAGATAGCACTGCTGAATGATACACATTTCGGTTGTCGTAATGACTCACCTGCTTTTATAGACTATCAAAATCGTTTCTATGATGAAAAGTTTTTTCCTTATCTAATAGAAAATAAGATAGACACATTAATACATTTAGGTGATGTCGTTGACAGACGAAAATTTATAAACTTTAATACTGCACATAATTTTCAAAAGAAGTTTTGGAAAAGACTATGGGACTTAAAGATAGATACACATATTATATTAGGTAACCACGATACCTATTATAAGAATACAAACAAAGTAAATTCTATTCAACAACTATGTACATCATTTGATGGCATAAACGAACCTTGGATATATGATGGACCTAAAGAAGTAGAACTAGGTGGTTGCCGTATGTTATTCTTACCTTGGATATGTGATGATAACTATGAAGATTCAATACACGCAATAGATCATTCCGAAGCTGCTATATGTTTTGGTCATTTAGAAATAAAAGGTTTTGAAATGCACAAAGGTCATATGAATATGCACGGTTTGGATAAAGAACAATTTAAACGATTTGAAAAAGTTATGTCTGGTCACTTTCACAAAAAATCAGATGACGGTCTTATCTATTATCTAGGCACACAATATCAAATTATGTGGTCAGATCATAATTGTCCTAAAGGATTTCATATCTTTGATACAGAAACAAGAGAGTTAGAAAG